GTGGGCGATGAGGGACTCGAACCCTTTACGCTCGGTTTTCCGAATCGTTGGCATTCCGCCATTTTCCCAGTGTTTTCAAGGGTTTTCGCATGGTTTGCAATTCACTCCAATTCACTGCAAATCACTGCAATTACCGGAAAAGTGTGGGCAAAATGTGGGCACGGAATCATCGAATCGTCGGTGGACCTCTGGAATCCAGTGGTGAATCTGAATTAAGAGATGGTTTCAGGGATTCAGGAAAAGGAAGCTGCCCCGCCATGCCTATAATGAAGACACGCGATTAGGATTTGCGGAAAATACATGAAGCACGTAAATTTATCAGATTATCCAAATGGTGGAGAGTCAACCAAGGATAGCAAGGGGTTGTCGGCATGGCTGAGTTGGTGTGGAAGCAAGCGCGCGACAATGCGAAAACAGTGTTGGATGAAAACTGGGATCAGCAGCTTCCAGTGAATATAGAACAGATATGCAGGGCGTGCGGCGTCATAACCTACAGGCGTGTCATGCCGGACGATTTATCCGGCATGATCGTGAAGCGAGCCACGGAGAAGAACGCGAGGGCTTTCATCGACAGTGACGAGCCTGCTGTGCGCCGTCGATTCACGCTCGCTCATGAACTCGGGCATTTCATAGAGCGTACCGTCCTGGCTAAAGACAATGAATATGGATTCAGGGAAGTTCGTATGGGTGGTCGCAGGGAGAACGATTACTTCCCGCACGAGTTCTTCGCCGACGAGTTCGCAGGCGCGATTCTCATGCCTGAGACGAAGGTCAGGGAGTTCAAATCCGAAGGGAAGAGCGTGCAGGAGATGGCGCGTCTGTTCGACGTGTCCGTTAGTGCCATGAAAATGCGTTTAGATAATTTGCGTAGGCAGTAGTTTGCGGATGCGTGGGGAAGTGGACGATTCCGATTATGCCGATAGGCAATATGATTTCAGTAAGAGTGACATACGGCTTCCTTCGGATTTGGACGAGCAGGCGAAGGGTTTGCAGAATGAGCGTGATCCACTTGCGTCGGAGTCCGATGTGTCCCGGTCGAAGGATCCGGATGAGCTGGGGCGTCTGATCTCAAAGGTGCTGCGTTTCCACCCGTTTATGAGATTGTTCAACGTTTGTGCCACTTCCATGTATCTTGACAAGGCAAGGGGTGAGCGTATGCGGCTTTTCTCTGAAAGTCATCCCAGGTTCAGAAGAGTGTGCATGATTGGCGAGTTCGTGTTTACCGCGCTGCTTGCTCTCCTGATTCTCTGGGCTATCGGTCTCACTGTCATGAAGTTTTTCGGGGTTAATCTCACGTGGCCGATTGTGCTGTCGGTTCCATGCGTCGGCCGCTAGGTTTACCAGACCATCGGCAGGTTGAGGCATTGGCGCGCCCACCGTTCCACCGCCAGATTCTCCTCGTCGTCGCCAAGCAGGAGGAGGAAGCCCGCGTTCTTGCCGAGCGAAGCGGGTTCCAGCTTCTTGATCACGCCACGCTCCTGTAGCCATACGGCGGCGTCGCTGAATTGCTTCTTTGCGTTGAGTTCGCGCTTGCGCATGATTTTGTCGGCGTCTTCGCTCATGGCTTGCTCCGGAGTGAGCATGACCATTCCATGATCGTCGGAGAATGAGCGCCAGCCGAGCGTGTAGTAGCGGCATGGCGCGTTGACCTTGCGCAGCTTCTCAGGCGGCTGGTTGCGTTCGCGGTCCCAGTCGTAGGTTTGGTCGCACATGTATGCGAGTACGAGTTGCGCCATGGCGTAGACTCCGATGTTGTCGCCTCGCTGGTATGCGAGGCGTCCTTTGCTGGCGAGCTCGTAGAAGGCGTCGGTGTTCTTGTATCCCATTGGTTTCATCGTCTTTCCCTCCATGCCTCGCGGTATTCTGGTGCACGGAGAATCGTCCTAGGTTTTCCCCGCCCGCGTGGTTCTGACCAACCGCGTGGGCTTTTATTTAATGTTTTGAACTATAGCACCACTCAAGTGTATAATCAAATTTATACAACGAATATAACGAAAGTAACAGGAACCCGCTGCTACGGTATTACCAGCGTTATACATATATAAGACGTACCAGTTCTTAACATTCTTTTTATAAGGGGAATGTGCCAAAAAGAAAAAAATCAGCATGTCCAATCCCCATCTGCGGTAGCTTGAAGCAGAGAGAAGGAAGGGGAGATCCTATGAATGCGAGACTCGACGAAATTGCAGCCTGGAGGCCTGCGCCTTCAGGTGGCCTGGAAAGCGCCGTCAACGAATACGGCTACCCGACCGTGATTCATCGCACGCCCAGCAGGCTCGTGGAAGAATGCGAGATAGCCTTCGACGCAGGGCTTTTGCTTGCAGCGCTGAGCCTCGTCGTGACTATACCCGACGTCTGCGCAAAAGCCGTCGGCATGAAGTACACCGATTGGTGCGTGAAATACCTGGATCTTCCAAATGCCGGCGAGAAGATGAACGCTGAGCGAAAAGACGAGAAGAGCCAAGACGAGATTAGCGATGAGCTCAACGGCATAACGGCGCGAGGTGCATTCACCGCCTCAGACCTCTACCAGCTGCGCTGTGCAGTGGTCCATGCGGGGTCCTCGGTCATCGAGGGCAAAGGAAAGGATTACAGCCCCTACAAAGTCATCGGGGTATGCGTCCAAGGCGACGAGTGCGGAATCGTCGCGAGCTATGGCCATACCGGAGTTGGTGCGGAAAACTTGAAGGCCTGCGCATACGACTGCGTTATCAAGCTCGAAGGCCTCATCTCTCGCATGGCCAAGGGCGTCGTCTCGTTCCTTGAAGAAGATCCCGAACGGGATTGCGAAAGAGGCATCAAGACAGGGATCGACCGTCGAGGTGTGACGGATTTCAGACCGCTAAGCCGAATCTCCTATCGTTAAAAAAGTGGTTGGATTTTTAGAGATAATATTCGTTAAATTAGTGGTTGGGATTCGGCGGGCATCATCTTGATTGTCCAACCAGATATTTACCAATTTCCAACCACTTATTTTACATACCTAATATAAAAGCCCCACAATCTGTGGGGCTTAATGTTTTTAGAGGCTGTTCACGGCATTGTAGAATTCCTGCGCGTCCTCGGCTTTCTTGAATTTCAGTGGCAGTGAGCGCAACGCACTGTATTTCCATGTGACGGTGCGCTTCTTGATCGTCACTCCTTGCAGGTCGCTCACCTGGTATGCTTCGGTCTTCTTATACCGGTGCAGGTACGTCGTGCAGACATCCAATTCCAAGCGATTGGCATACAGGCGGATACCCATAAACAGCGGATCGTCAAGCCTTTCGCACGTGTAGATCGCGTCCGGTGCAGGCTGTGGTCTCTTCGCCATGATTGTTCCCTTCTTTTTCTCTTTGATTCTATTGCTCAAATGATGCAGACTCGCTCAGACATTGCCAGTCGGAAGTCTCCGAGCACCTGCTGGGTCACCTCCAGTTCCTGGGAGATGTTCCACGAATTCCCTTCGTACATTTGTTCCAGCATGCCGTAGCGGAGTGGGTCTATCAGCGTCAAGGCGGTTTCGCGTCTCGCCCTATGCTCCTCGCGACTCTGTGCCACATGGTCGCATGACGTGTCGCCGTGCCGCCAATGCAAGAGCTCGTGCACCAAAGTGCAGCGCTTCGCCGTGTACGTGAGCCTGCGGTCGATCAGTATCACCTCGGTCGCGGCGTCGTAGCAGCCCCATAGTCCGTCCGGCAGTATGGCGCTGGATACGGTGACGGGCAGGCCGATGATGGCGCGGCGCATGGCGCCGTAGGTCATGCGCCGGTCGATCGGCAGGTCAGGCAGGCTCGTCGTAATCCGGCCCAGCCTCTCCATTGATGGCCTCCTGCTTGCCAGCGGCGTTATAGGCGGCAAGACCATAACCGCCTGCCTGCGCTTTCCTCTCGGCTGCTTCGACAGCATGGCGTTTGGAGTCCATTACGATGTCTCCGATGGATACGCCGGTCACTTCGCTGATGCGTTCCAGGTCGCTCAGGTTGAGCGGGCGCGTGAAGTTCTGCCGTTTGTACCAGTAGTCCTCGCCGAAGCCGCAAGCCTTGGTGAATTCCTTGATGGTCATGCCGCTTTGCTTTTGAAGCCTGACGCACTCTCGCATGACCTGTTTTGCGAATGCGGTCACTTCGTTTGCTTTCATACCCATGCCTCCAGTATAGCCAATTACGTAGTCAATGTGTACAAATTGTAAAGAACTATGCAAATTCATAGTCTAAATCTACGAATTTGCATAGATTAAAACCGTCGAAAGGAAAAACGAGATGTTGAGCACCAAGAAGACCAAGACCCCTGACCACTACCCGTGCGGCCACATGCGCGGCCCCGGCTGGCACGACTGGCGCGCATGCCTCACCAAACATGGAATCGAGGAGGATGAATGGCCGGTCTGACGGAAACAGCCACCAGAAACCTCAAAGCGGAACTCGCCAGACACGACAAGACACCAAAAGACCTAGCAAAAGCATGGGGCCTTGAAATCAGAGCCGTAAACAACAGGCTCAAAGGCCACACGCCACTCTCGACGGACGAAATCGAAAAAGCTGCGGCCATGCTCGACATGGAACCTGAAAACCTCGTCATGCTCCTCATCCAGCCAATCGACAGCATCAAACAATTCAAAGCCTGAAAACCACACCAAAGGAGCACTGATGTACATAAAGACCTACAACAAAGACCTGCGCAAGGCCTGCGTCGAAGCGATATTCAGCGAATTTGAGAACAAGGGCGACGCCATCCGTCCGGCCTATGCCGACGGGTGGGACGAAATCGAAGCAAGGCGTTCGCTCGGTCACATCGTCGGATACGTCGACCTCGACGTGCCCGACCTCGTGGACGTCATCATCGACACGATCGCCAAGGAAGCGCAGAAATGACCAGCCAACTACTCAACCCGCCGAAACCGCCGACACTCCACGAGACCGGATGCCTGCTGCTCGCATCAAGCGGCTTCTACATCCGCCTCCATGAGGACGGCAGCGCCAGCCTCGTTGACGGCATCCAAGACATCACCCTCGCGGACTTCACGTCAGCGGAAATCGAAGACATCGCCTACGGGCTCAACAACAAGGTGGGAAACACACGATGAGCTGGATGGACGACGGCGGATTCGATATGCAGGCCTTCACCGCCCAGGACGGCAGGCCGATGGCTCGAATGAGCTTCCGCACATCGACCGGCCAATACTACTTCAACTTCACCAAGACCGAAGTGCAGCGCGTCCGACGCGAATGCAATCGAATCCTCAAGGAACTGGAGGCAAGCAAATGACCAGCCATGACCACCACCGTGACAGCGGGCAGGCGGGGGACGCGAAACCGAACTACACGCTCCGCCGCGTCAAGACCCTGCTCGCCATCATCGCCTGCACCGCATCGGCGACACTGCTTTTCACTTGGCGGACGGCGGACTCACAGACCGCCACCGTCCTCGTCAGCATCATCTACATTCTGACCGTCCTATGGCTGACCGTGCGGTTCGCCCCACGCGAATAAAGCTTCCCACCAGCCGACAGTCCAACAAACAAACCAAATTAGGGACGTTTTTACGGACATCCACGTTCACTCATGTCGGCTGGCGGGGAACACATATAACTGAATATCGATTATTATCCACGCGCCGACCGCATCTTGCTTCACATACACTGTCGGCGCACTCGGCTGGGCGACGGTTCGCCCGTCCACGGATTCCAATCTTCTCCTGTCTAAATCTATGCAGGCACTCCGGTGCTTGCGGGTCCTTTCTTACTATGCCTGACTGCTTCGGTCACAGTCGGCCGCGCCACCGGACGTGAACGTGTTCAGGTCGCGTTCCAACGGTCAAAGGGGCGTTCGGAATCCAAGGACGGCATCGGTCCGACTCCGATGCCAGCCACTCAGCCCCATCCACTCGTCAGGGTGGGGCACACAACTTGCAACAAGCAAAGGAAAACCAATGAAAATCACCACGCCAAACGGCATCCTCGAAGGCGACAGCATCGAAGCCATCCTCAAAAAATACGGAACCGCCTGCCTACTCGGTGCATACCTGCGCTATGCAGACCTGCGCGATGCCGACCTGCGCGGTGCCGACCTGTTCCGCGCCGACCTGCGCGGTGCAAACCTGCGCGGTGCCTGCCTGTGTGATGCCAACCTGTATGGTGCCTGCCTGCGCGATGCCGACCTGCGCGGTGCCGACCTGCGCGGTGCAAACCTATCGGAACTCACCGTCGCCCAAACCAGCATCCTTCCGGATGAAGGCGACATCATCGGCTGGAAAAAAGCCCTCGCACTCGACGGAGCGCCCATCATCGTAAAACTTCTCATTCCATCCGACGCAAAACGCTCCAACAGCACCGGACGCAAATGCCGCGCCAACAAAGCCCGAATTCTCGACCTGCAAGACAGGCAAGGCAACAGCCTCCCACCAGACACCACGGCATACAGTTCATTCGACCCAGACTTCACCTACAAAAAAGGCGAAACCGTGCACGTCGAAGACTTCGATACCAACCGGTGGAACGAATGCGCCCCCGGCATCCACTTCTTCATCACCCGCATCGAAGCAGTCAAATACTAGGAGGCTCCAAATGAGCAATGAAATCCAGCGATTCGAGTTCAAGGGTGCATCATTACGCGCCCTGACCGACGAAGCGGGGGAGCCTTGGTTCGTCGCCAAGGACGCATGTGACATCCTCGGCAATGACACAAATCATCTCCGCGAAGCTCTTGATGATGACGAAATCACAAACCTCCGTAATTCGGAGGTTTGGAATCAGCCAGGGCGTGCGCCTCTCATCATCTCTGAGCCCGGCCTGTACAAGCTCATCATGCGTTCGCGGAAGCCGGAGGCGAAGGAGTTCCAACGTTGGGTGACGCATGAGGTGCTTCCGCAGATTCGCAAGACTGGCGGCTACATTCCAACCACGGACATGGATGATGACATGACCATCCTCGCGAAGGCCGTGATGATCGGCCAACGCACCATGGAAACGCAGAAGCGACGCATCGCCGAACAGTACGAGCACATCAAGGCGTTGGAGCCGAAAGCGCGGTTCGCGGACGCGGTGGCCGCGTCGGACGGCACGTGCCTCATCGGAGAACTCGCGAAGATGCTGCGCCAGAACGGTTTGAATATCGGCCAGAACCGACTGTTCGAGATTCTCCGGCAGGACGGTTATCTCGGCAAGACCGGCTCGAACCGCAACGTGCCGACCCAGAAGGCCATGGACTTGGGACTGTTCCGCATCAAGGAAACCGCCATCACCCATTCGGACGGGCACGTGACCATCAACCGCACCGCGAAGGTCACCGGCAAAGGCCAGACGTACTTCATCAGCCGCTACTGCCCACCCGCCGACGATGAGTGACGATCTGCTCACGCCAGGCGAACTGGCCGTCATGCTCGGCATGAGCGTGCGCACCCTTGCCAATTGGCGGAGTACCGGCAAGGGGCCGCCGTACTTGAAAATCGGCGTGGAACCGCCAGAAGGCCATCAGGACAGGCGCAAGGTCAGATACCAACGTCAAGTCGCGGAAAAGTGGGCATTGGCGCACAGGTATCAAAGGACGGTGGCGAGATGAAAAACGGCATGTTCGTTCCAGTGACACGGATACAGAGCAGTCCAAATGTCACAAGCGACGGGAAAGCACGCGTCGACACCGGCAAACCGACCCTCACGCAGCAAGGAATCGACATGGACAAGTTCATTCGCGAAAACCACGCGCTCATCGAAAAACTCAGAAAGGGAACGAATTGAAACACGAATACACGGACAGTGAACTCGCCGAACTGAAAAACATTTACGACGAGCAAGGCGAAGCCGGCCTCAGCATCACCGAAATGCGGGCGTTACGCAAGGCCGGACTCCTCACGCAAGGCCTTCCGGCGAAACCGGAGGAACCGTCGAAACGCGATCTCATCCTCGCGCACTGCCAAAAACGCATCGACCAAGGCCAACCGTTCGACGGCAAGGAAACCGCCGAAACGCTCGGCCTGAGCCAGAAAACAGTCGGCAACATTCTCAGCCAACTCCGCAAGGAAGGACTGCTACCGGCCTTTGATAAGCATTCGCCGCGCAAAACACGAGAAACAACCACAACCGGAAAGAAGGAAGAAATCATGACCGCCGTCACAGTCCAGGAACAGAAGCCACAGTCCGAAACGGAGAACCCACGCGCCGTCATCGTGAACGCGCTGGTTAATATTTACGACTCCATTTCAGCATTGCAGCGTGCCGCATACCATGCCAACGACAAAGTCGTCTACGGATTCGCCACCAAGCTGCTGAACGGCGAATTGATGGACATTAAGGCCAATTACTCGAAGGACGCAAAATGAAGCTCAATTTCGATAGCAAGGACTGCGTTTTCACCGTCAAGGCCGAGAACAAGGAAGAAATCACCCGACTCAAAATGTCCGCGATGGACATCGCAAATCTGATTGTCAATTACTTCGATGCCGAAATTCAGGAAGTGAAAGTGGAGAAGAAATGAAGCGTATTCCCCTCAAGGACACGGAACGCTACACGGTCGAGCGGTTCAGGCAGTGCAAGAAGACGGAACGTCATCTCGCGTGGTTGAAGAGCCGTAAGGCTGGTGTGGGCGGCTCGGACATGAGCACGATCCTCGGCCTTAACGCTTTCAAAACGCCTTACGAATTGTGGCTTGAGAAGACCGGCCGCGTGGAACCGGAGGACATCTCCGACAAGTGGGCCGTCATTCGCGGCAATGCCTTGGAGAACGAGCTCAGGAAACGATTCCGCGCCAATCATCCGGAAATGCTCGTCACGGACGGTACGGACAAGCAGTTCATCGCCCGCGAGAGGCCATACCTGCGAGCTTCCCTTGACGGCATCCTGCAAAGGGAGGACGGAAGTTTTGGAATCCTCGAAATCAAAACGGCTGGTAACCGTCGAGCGGGGGACTGGCATGACGAGGACGGCAACCTCCGGATTCCGCCTTACTATCTCGCTCAAGTCGAGTTCTACGCGCTCGTCACTGGATGGATGTGGGGCTACGTGTACGCGGCCATCGGAGACGACGAGCCGGTGGAAATACCGTTCGAGGCCGACGTGGAGGATATGGCCGCGATCGACAAGGCCGCAGCCGATTTCTGGCGTTTCGTCACCACCGACACGCCACCGCAGCTCACCACAGGCGGGGACGTGCAGAAGGCGTTCCCGGAACCAACGCCGGACATTGTGGACGAAAGCGACGACGATGACCTCTACGACCTGCTCGCAAGATACGAGAGCACGTCCAACCGCGCGAAGGAACTGACAAACGAGCAGAAGGCATTGCAGGAGCAGATCATCCTGCGCATCGGCTCGCATACGGGCGTGCGCTGCGGCAACCTCCAAGCCACCTACAAGCCGACGACCCGCAAGGAATACGTCGTCAAAGCCACCACATACCGCAAATTCGCATTCAAAGCCACCGAAGAAAAGGAGCAATAATCATGGGACAGATCGCACAGCAGGCGCAAGGACAGCAGATGGTCGAAATGACGCCGAAACGAAATCTGAAAATGATGATGAAGAAAAGCTGGCCGCGCATCGCCAGCGTCGTCGGCAACAACATCAGCCCCGACCGCCTCTATCAGATGTGTGTGTCCGCGATCAACAAGACGCCGAAACTCGCGGAATGCTCGCCGCAAAGCGTGCTCTCCTGCTTCATGACCTGCAGCGCGCTCGGATTGGAACCGTCCAACGTGGACGGATTGGGACGAGCCTACGTGCTTCCCTTCTACAACAAGAAATCCGGCGGAATGGAAGCCACGTTCATCATGGGCTACCGTGGCATGATCGACTTGGCGCGACGTAGCGGCCAGCTCGTGGACATCAGCGCCCGAGCCGTGCACCAGGGAGACGAATTCTCATATTCGTATGGCCTTAACGAGGAGCTGCACCACGTGCCATGCGCCAACCCCGGCGAACTGACCCACGTGTACATGGTCGCGCATTTCAAGGACGGTGGCCACTACTTCCTTGTCCTTAACCGTCAGGAGATCGAGCAGGCGAGGGCGCGCAGCAAGAGCGGCAATTTCGGCCCGTGGAAGACCGATTACGAGGCCATGGCGAAGAAGACCGCCATCCGTCGCGCCGCCCCGTACCTGCCTTTGACCGTGCAGGCGCAGACCGCCGTCGCCGCAGATGACATCACGCCTGACTACGGCGACGTGTTCCAACCGGTGCTCGATGACGATAGCGCCGATGAAGCCGATGACGTGACCGCCGAAGTCATGGAAGCGGATACGCCGGAGGATACCGAAGCCGACATGAAGGAGGCTGAGTGATGGCAGGGGAGACCGTTATCACGATCGTCGGCAATCTGACCGCCGATCCGGAACTGCGCACGACTTCCGCTGGCGCGCAGGTCGCGTCGTTCACGATCGCCAGCACGCCGCGCTCCTGGAACCGTAATACGAACCAGTTCGAGGACGGTCAGGCTTTGTTCATGCGCTGTAGCGCGTGGCGCGACTTGGCCGAACATTGCGTGCAGAGCCTGGGCAAGGGCATGCGTGTGATCGCGCAGGGTCGTTTGCAGCAGCGTTCCTATCAGGCGCAGGACGGTTCCAACCGCACGGTCATCGAGTTGCAGGTGGATGAGATCGGCCCATCGCTCAAGTATGCGACGGCTCAGGTACAGAAGATGCAGTCAGGCGGATACCAGGGCGGCAACGCCAACGGTGGCGGCTATCAGCAGCCGCAGCAGGCACAACAGCAGCCGCAGGCTCCGGCCGATGATCCGTGGGGCGCGCCAGCCGGAGAGCCTGACTTCTGATGCGCGAATGGATTGAGCCGCCGGATGTGGAACCGGTATGTCCGAGGCATGGGTGCGCGTTGTATCCGGCGCGCCCCATCCCATGCCCCGAATGCGAAATCGAAGCCGAGGAAGAGGAGGCCGACCAATGAGCGGCAAGCAACGCAAGCGCAGTCGCAAGACCGCGAAGGATAACGGCACGCGCATGGAAACCGCCGTGGAATCCTATTTGCAGTGGGCTCTGGACGACCCGCGCATACAACGCCTCCGTTTGCATGGAAGCAAGGACATCGGGGACATCGGCAACGTGTACTGGCATGGCCAGCCCGTGTGCATCGAAGTGAAATGGACGCAGACCATGGACGCGCCGCAACATATGCGCGAGGCCGTCACGGAAGCGGGAAACATGGACTCGCCCTACCCGTGGGTCATCCAGAAGAAGGCAGGCGTGGGCCTCACGTCCATGCACAAGCTCGGACAACAGCACGCCTACACCGTCACCGAAGTGATGGACGCGATGCTCAGGCTTTCACCATCGGCATTGCGCGCGCGAATCAAACCCGAACCATTGGGAAGGAAGAAAACCATGTGTCTAATCACATTGCAGGAGTTCGCATTGATACTCAACAGTGGATTGCCGCTCGGCCCGGACACGGAGGAATGATGGCTACGAACGTTACCCAGAAAGACAAGACGCTCAACGAGATCATCGACATAAGCCCGACCCCATACGACTGCAAGCCAATCGAGGACACGAAATGAGCGCGTACCAACCTGTTCTTGACCCTGCTTGCGGCGGACGAATGTTCTGGTTCGACAAGTCAGACAGCCGTGTGCTCTTCGGTGACGTGCGCGACGAAAGTTGGGAACTATGTGACGGACGCAGATTCGAAGTCAAGCCGGACATGCTGATGGACTACCGCGATCTGCCGTTCCCGGATGAGACGTTCCGTATGGTCGTGCTCGACCCACCACACTTGCGCAATGCGGGAGAGACGAGCTACATGGCGCAGAAATACGGATGCCTCGACCAAGAGACATGGAAAAACGACCTTAAGACCATGTTCAGCGAATGCTTTCGCGTATTGCAGCCTTGCGGAACGCTGATTTTCAAGTGGAACGAGACGCAGATACCCGTCTCTCAGATCCTCAAGCTCACCGACCATAAACCGCTCTTCGGCAACAAACAGCCGAACCGCACCGGAACACATTGGATCGTCTTCATTAAGGAGGATACGGAATGAGTAGGGCTGATACCACCGCAATGCTGTCCGAGCTGGTGGAGAAGCGTCTGAAGAATCAGACCGCTTTTTGGGCGAGCGAGGTCAACTTCGACCGCAATACCCCTGACTATCGGCGAGTGGATTACGTGGGCTTCAAGCCATTGAACGTCAACGGCGAGCCGGTGCCCGCAAGCGTGGAGAAAGGCTGCTTCGGGTTCTACGAGGTGAAGTCATGCATGGCTGACTTCACGAGCGGCAACGGCCTGACGTTCTACGGCGACCAGAACTATCTGGTCTGCACGAAGGAACTGTGCGACGAGATCGTATGGCAGAAGATGGTGCCGGAGCGCGTGAACGCGATCCTTACCCCCGATTCGACCGGCTCGAAACTGATTCTCGGCCACGTGCAGTCATACAACGACCTGTCATACCGGAGGCGTCCGGCAAGCGAAATCCTCTGGGCAATGGTCAAAGCGAACGGAAAGAGGACAAATTGAGCATCGCGGATGATGAAGCTGAGAAGGTATATCCGACCCGCTACTGGAGTGGAACGCGTGTCAAGGAACAGTTTTCCTGCGACACGGACGATTTGCAGGAAGCGTACCTGCGCGGACGCAACGCGCCACCGGCTGACGCCGAGGTCGAGGCCGTGGCGAGAAAACTGCTGTGGTGGGACATGGCACCAGCCTGGGAAGACGTCATGCCCAGTGAGGACTGCTTCTGGACTCTGGCCGAGCCGGAGATGCGAGCCAATTACATCAGGGACGCTCGGGAAATGCTCGAAATCGCACGGAAGGCGGCAAACGAATGAGCAAGACGATCAAGTATGTGGAATGCGCCCACTGCGGAGAAGTCGTCGGCACATATTACGTGACCTGCCCCTACTGCGGCTACAAGCTGGCCGTGCGCAAGCCGACAAGCATGGATCCGCTGTATGGCATGACCGACGACGAATTCTACCGTGAGCTCGGGAGCATGTGATGGAAGATGTTGGAATTCTTCCTTGGCCCCCCACCAAGCTTGGCGGAACTCGAAGAAGCTTTTGATTCGATGGACCACGACGGAACAACAAGAGGAGATTAGGCGATGGCTAGGCGCGGCTACGTGCAATTGGCGAACGGCTTCTACCTGAACCGGAAGGTACGCCGCCTGCGCCGCACCATGCCCTCCGCGATAGGCGCATTCGTCGTCATGCTTTCCTACTGCGGCGACAATCTCACGGACGGCTACGTGGACGATGATACTGCGGAATTCGTGCTCGACATCACCGTGCAGGAGCTTGACGCATTGCAGCATGTCGGATTGATCGAGAGCGTGAATGGCGGCTATATCATCCACGATTATCTTGAGCACAACCGCAGCCGTCAGCAGGTCATGGCCAAACGCAAGCGTGAGCGCGAGCGGTATTCTGCCGAAAGTCTGCCGGCAGAAAGTGCGCAGACTGCCGGCAGAATCAAAACAGAATCGGGACAAACACCAGAACACCAGAACACCAGAACACCAAAGAAAGAGAAAGAAGAATATTCTTCTTCTTTCTCCAAAGAAATCAGCCCGACCGAATACGCCGACATGGCCGAAAAGGACGCGACCGACAGAACCATAGCCTCGGAATACACGAACCTCGACCTCACTGGCGCATGGAATGCATTCAACTCACGGCATTCCGGCGAAACACGCTCCGTCAACGACTGGACGCGCCTGTGGAAAGGCTGGTGCCAACGCAGAGCCAACATGAGCGGCATACCACCATCGAAACGCCACATACACACGTGGCAGTGCGAACACGTCCTGCAAGCGCTCGGACGCGACAAGGAAACCGCCACACCAGACCAACAAGCCTGCCAGATGGCGAAACAACTCAACACAAGGAGCAGAACACGAAATGAACAGCAGAACTACCGGCAATCCAACGCCTGAAGAACTCGCCAAAGCATGGCAGGAAGGTTACGCCGCCGGTTGGAAAGACCAGGAATGCGATTTTCCGCAATATACAAGTGAAAACCCATACGAGCATTGGGACGGTTACCTCATCCGGCCGAAGGGTGATATGAGACGGTATACATGCCGAATGTACGAAACGCTCCAAGAGGCATCGGATGTGGCACAGGAGCGCGCCGACTCCAGCCACAGGCCTTACGAGGTGCTCGCAACCTGCGATACCTCGCAGCGAATCATTAAGACCATCGAACCAAGGAAAAGCAAATGAAGAAAATACTCGAAAACATGATTATCAAATGGCATCAGGCCGGTTACACGCTCGACGAAATCGCGCCGCTCGTGCCGCAAGTGCCAAAAGCCGAAATCGCAGCGATAATCCACCAGTACGACAAGGAGGCCAGACTTTGACCGACTGCCAGCACTGCCACAAGCCAATGAAACCGGCATCGGCGAACATGCTCTGCCAGAACTGCCGTGAAACCTACTGGACGCTCATCCGCCAGCTCGGCCATGTCCAACTGCCCGCCCTGCGAAGCATCATGCTCCGACAGGTCAGCATCGGAACCCCAGAACACGCGCCAAGCCGAGGCAACGCGCCACTCCCGATCAACACCCGCGCGCAGGACCTTATCGCAGACAGCGAAGCATGGCTGGCCGAACAAGCAGGGAAAATCAGAGCGGCATACGCTGGATACGACTGGCGGAAAGCATGGTATGCCATCATCAGCAACCGGCACACCATCCTCAACATGAGCACAGCAGCAGACGACTACGCCGCCCTGGAACGCATCGTCAGACGCAACGAGCAAGCCCTCACACCAGAAGAGGCCATGGTCATCATCGGCACCTGCCCAAAATGCGGCCACCAAGCCACCAGCACGCCACAAGCCGAAACATGGACATGCCCAGACTGCAAGTGGCAAGGCGGAGTCCAAGCCATCAAAGCCGAACGCGACAACAAACTCTGGCAACTCGAATACACCGGAAAACCAGTCGAAGTAGCACGCTACCTCGCCAAAATGGACATCCACTGCACCAGCAGCCAGATCCGCCAATGGCTCACCAGAGGCAAACTGCACGCCACGCCGACAAAACACAAAGGAGAGTACGTGTTCAACCTCGGAGAAATAACCGCCATGCTTGACTGTCACAATTAAAATGCTATACTGTCGTATGTTTGTAGAATGAAATGGTCCAGCCAGAAAATGGTTTGGACCATTTTTCATATCCAGCTTCGATAGCTCAACGGCAGAGCAGGCGGAATAGCACAAAATACCAACGGTCGGACCCCAGCCAACCATGGCACCATACCGCACACAACCATGATGACAACAACGCATTCCACCCACGCCGGTCCGACTCCGGCACGAAGCACTTACAAGGCGGTGACCACATGCCAAGAGTCCGCAAGACCACACGCCAATTCGAAAAAGACAAGGCCGCATTCTTCGCGGAGTGCAAAGCACGGCATGCGGTCTGCTGGCTCTGCGGAATGCCAATCGACTACGCCGCCGAAAAGAACACGAGCGACGAATCATACAATCTTGACCACCTCTACCCGGTTTCCAAACACCAAGAACTTCAATTCGACCCAGCAGGCTTCCGACCAAGCCACACCAGCTGCAACAGGCTCAGAGGCAACCAAGACCCACCAACACCAATCGGCACACTCTCAAGACAATGGATAAAGACAGCATAAGCAAGGAGGCAATGATGCCACAGCAGCCAGTCACACTAGAGCTCACCGCCACAATCAGCGACAAGACATTCCCAATCAGCTCCTTCACCGTCAACATCCCAATCAACGTCACCCACAACGAAGTCAACACCTTCAAGGTCGGCGACACATACACCACACTCATCACCCCAAAGCCACCAAGCACAGACGAACTCATCACACGATTCACAAACGCAATCAAAGCATTCACAACAGCATTCGAAACCAACCCCGACGGGAAAGGGGCGGTGAAATCCTAAAAACCACCCCGAACCGACCCACTGCCCGCGTGGTTGCTCTTCCTCTCCCCGATAATGTTTTTTGTTGATGGGTCGCGCGCGAAGGAGGCTCTATGACAGTCAAGAAGGGTGTTTCCGAGCGTCGTTTTCCACATGAGTCCGTGGCTGATGCGTTGGAGAGATCGTTGCGTAATGCGAAGTCGTTGCGTGCCGAGAATGCGGCCGTCGTGGCCACTGCGCGTATCCTTGCCAAACGGATTGATTCGATTTGCGAGACTGGTTTCATCGACGAGAACGGGAAATTGGACAATGTGTCGGTTCCGACGTTCCTGAAATACTGCCAGTCGCTTGGTTTGACACTGGTGGAGCCCGCCAAGGTTGGGCGTCCCGCGAAAGCGAAGCCCGGGCCGAAGGCCGAGGAGTCAAAGAGCGGCAAGGTTATCGCGATGGACGAGTTCATGAAGCGTTTCGGCTGAGGAGGTTGCGATGGCGGCTGAGAATCTTACGGTTTTCGGTGCCATCGACGATGAGAATCATGGCGTGACCCTGCCGCGCATCTTCACGCCGCCGTTGCGCCCGTTGACGAGGGAGACGAGCAATGGTTTCGCGGTGATCGCGTTCGCGGAAATCATGCTGCACGTGCATTTGTATCCGTGGCAGCAGTGGCTGCTCGTGCACGCGCTCGAACTGCTGGAGGATAGTTCGTATCGTTTTCGCAAGGTGATCGTGCTCGTGGCCCGCCAGAATGGCAAGACCACGCTTATGGGCGTGCTTGCCGCGTGGTGGCTGTTCGTTGACTCCAACAAGCATCCCGACCGTGTGCCGCCAGTTAAATTTCTGGTGGTCGGCGCAGCGCAGACATTGGACAATGCGAAAGGTCCCTACAATCAGGTCAAAGAATGGTGTAATCCTGCTCCGGCGACCGATGAGGAAGAGGATCTGGTCATTCCGGATCTCGCCGCGATGACGCAGAAATTCGTCAATACGAACGGCGAGGAGGCGATCATCACCCGTTCGAAAGCCCGGTATATCGTCCGTGCCGATAAGAACATTCGAGCGAAATCAGCTGCGCGTGTCGTGTTCGACGAGTTGCGTGAGCAGCATACGGATGATGGGTGGAATGCGGTGTCGCAGACCACGAAGGCCGTCTGGTCGAGCCAGTTGTGGGGCATTTCGAACGCTGGCGACTATCGTTCCGTCGCGTTGCGCAAGCAGGTGGACAAGGGCAGGAAGCTTGTTGACGAGTGGACGCGCCTGAGCGCCGACGGTGGTAATCCGGCCGACGTGTTCCTGTCCGGCGAGCAGGACGGATCGTTCGGCTATTTCGAGTGGAGCGCTCCGGACAAGTGTCCGGTGGATGATGCCGACGCTATCCGCCAGGCGAATCCGTCGCTCGGCTATGGGCCGATGACCGTCATGAGCGTCCGTTCGGATATTGATGGCATGACCGAGGCCGCGTTCCGTACCGAGGTCCTGTGCCAGTGGGTCACTGCTGACATCATTCCTTTCATCAGTCCGAAAATGTGGGCCAGCGGCATTGACTCGCGTTCCACGATACCGAATGAGAATCGAGTGGTGCTGTCCGTGGACACAAGCGCGGACAGGAAGACCACGTATGTGGCCGCTGCCGGAATGCGTGCGGACGGGTTGCCTCATGTTGAGCTGATCGCGCGCCGTGACGGCATGCTGTGGGTGCCGCATTATCTCGACCTTTTGCAGGAGCGGTGGCCGCATATCACGGAGGTCGCCGTGCAGGGTAAGGGCTGTCCGGCAGTCGATTTCATTGACCCGCTTACTGAAAAGGGGTGGAACGTCCATCTCATCGAAGGTTTCCGGTTGGGCGCGTGCTGTGGTCGTTTTCATGATCGTGTGCGTGAGGGGAAGTTGCGGCATCTTCCGCAGCCTGCGGTCGAACAGCAGGTGAGTGTGGCCGTGTCCCGGCGTCTTGGCGAGGTCGAGGTGTGGGACAGGACGAAATCAGCATTGCAGATTTCCGGCTTGGTCGCCGAATCGCAGGCATTGTACGCCTTGGAGACCATGCAGGCTGAAGTGCTTAAACCGAAATACGAGCCCTCGCAAGGCGTGAGGGTCAGATTCTAGATTCTTCACAAAGAGGGGAGTATTGATGGGATTCCTTGACCGGCTCCTCCGCAATAACGCCGCAGCTATCGGCATGAAGATGGCCGAGGCAGACGCACATCCGACGCCAGCGACGAGTATTCCGCTCGCCAATGGCGATAGCTGGCCGTCAGACGCTGACTTCTACGGCTATGCCTCCGGCGCCTACTGCAGGGAGTATGCGGTTCGTGTCGTGGTGGACTTCATCACCCGCAACATCGCCTCACTGCCGTTCAAAGTTTATCGGAAGAATTCGGACGGGGACGCGGAGGAAGTCACCAGTGGAGTGTTGGCCGACCTGATGAAGCGGCCCAGTCCTCTTCCGGGCATGACAAGATACCGTTTCATCAGCACGCTTCTTCGTGACATGCTGCTCGATGACCGGTGGCTCATGCTCTTGGGCGTGAACGGTGGCCGTTTCACGCTCCGTCGCATACCGTCCGACTGCTATCAACTGTCGGGTAACGCCTTCGGAGAGATTACCGGCGTGAACCTGCTGACGATGGACAGCCGGCAGGCCATGCGTTTTGATCTGCCCGATCCTCGCGTGCATTTGGACGTCGGCTTCATTTCCGGCCTCCAGTTCGGTGACAGCGTGACCAACGTGCTCCGGCCATTATTGGCCGAGGCGAAGGCGATGGCTTCCTACCGGCGCAATATCGCCAAGAACGGCATGCAGGCCGGAGGCTATGTCTACCGTCCGAAGGAGATGCCGTGGCTGTCGCAGGAGGATTACGACGATTTCACCAACGGCCTGCGCAACTTCGTGCAGCACGGTGGACGCGAGGGTGGCTGGCCAGTCCTCAAGGACGGCATGGAGATGCGCCCGTTGGACAATGTGTTCAAGCCGGTTGACGTCAACGATTTGGAGGCGCGTGACCGGATCAACATCGCGGTATGCAACGCCTTCCAGATTTCGCCGGAGAACATCGGCTTCCGAACCGGCACGAATTCCAATATCAGCGCCTACAAGGAGAAGCTCTGGAACGTGGAGCTCATGCCCTACATCGTGGCGCTTGAGGAAGCCTTGAATCTCAGCCTTCCGGAGGCTGTTGGCGAGCCGGACTGCTACATCAAGGCGAACGTGGACGCGAAGCTCCGTGGCACCACGGCCGAACAGTATCAGGCGCTCAGCACGGCTACCGGACGGCCTTTCATGACCACGAATCAGGCTCGTCAGATTCTCGACTGGCCTCGCGTTCCTGGCGGCGACCAGCTCATCACGCCGTTGAACGTTAGCGAGGGCGGGCAGCCAAGCCCGCAGGACGGCGGGAGAACGCAGAACGCGCAGGAGAACAATCCAGTCAACGGCGAGGACGCTAAGGCCATGCTCGCCGAATTCAAACGGCTTTACCGGTATGACGCGCAATTCCACGCCGAGTGGGACGCGCTCACCAAGGAGGAAACATCATGAGGCTTGATTTCAAGGGCTTCGAGCTGAAGTCCCTCGATGACAGTCAAGGCGAGGGCGTGTTCAGCGGATACGCCAGCACTTGGGATAAGGATCTGTACGATGACGTGATCGTCAAGGGCGCTTTCGCCGACACTTTGCAGAATGACTTCCAGGGTTCCGGCGCGGGCATCCCGATCCACTGGCAGCACAAGGACGATAAGCCGACCGACATCATCGGCGAGACGTTGAGCGCGGTGGAGGACGAGCATGGCCTGCTCGTCGCGGCCCGTCTTGACCTTGACCTGCCGGAAGGAAAGCGCGCATACGACCTGCTGAAACGCGGGCTCATCCATCAGATGAGCATCGGCTTCATCGCCGAGGAGACAGCTTTCGTGCAGGACGGCAAGAGCGCGTGGGACGGATACCGTGAGATTCGCCAGGTGAAGCTGTTCGAGATTTCGCTTGTGCAGGTGGCCGCGAATCAGGGTGCCGAGGTGCTTGAGGTGAAGAGCGGACGCGCGATCAGCGCTTCCAACGAAAGTAAGCTCCGCGCGGCGCTCGACAGTCTGCATGAGGTCTTGGATGGCATCGATTCCGCTGATAAGAAGCCGGACGATGACACGGATGACTCCGACCCCGCAGATGCTTCCACCGATGATTCGGACGATTCGAAGAGGAAAGACCAGAAAAGCTTTGACCCGCAGTGGGCTGAGGAATACAAGACCATCAGCGACTTCTTCTCGCTGGAACATTAACCTAACCGAAAGGAGTGCCATGAATCTCATGGATAATCTCGCCGCCGAGAAGAAGGCGGCACAGTCCATCCTCGCCAAGGGAATGGATAACATCACCGAAAAGGAGCAGGAGGAGCTGAAGCAGCATTACGCCGAGGCGAAGAAGCTGCAGGAGCGCATCGACCTGTTCAAGGAGGCCAGCGAAGGACTCGACAAGCTCGCCGGCACGTCCAAGACCGAACACAGGGGCGTCGAGGCGAAGACCCTCGGCGACTTCTACGTCAAGTCCCTGCAGGAGAAGGGCTTGAGCGTGCTCGCCACCAAGGGAGGCCTGTTCTCCACTCCGGAATTCAAGGCCGCTTCCGACACTCAGGCCACAGGCGGAGCGTCCGGAGCCTACGCGCCGTATCTCACCCAGACCGACCAGAACGGACGTTGGCCGTATGAGCGTCCGCTCGTCATCGCCGACCTGTTCGCGTCCGGCACCATGAGCGGCACCACCATCAAATACCCGGTCTACGGCTCCCTCGAAGGCAACGCGGCCACCGTCGCCGAGGGCGGGCAGAAGCCGCAGATTCACCTTCCGGACCCGACTTGGGTGTCCGACAGTCTCCATGAGGTCGCCGCATGGTGGAAGATCACCGACGACATGGCCGAAGACCTGCCGTTCATCGTGTCCGAGATCAACCAGCACGCCCAGTACAATTTGAAGCTGCAGGAGGAGATTCAGCTCCTGTCCGGCGATGGCACCGACCCGAATCTCAATGGCATCCTGAACCGCGAAATCCAGACCAAGGCGCAGGCCAACGATTCCGACCCCGACCGCATCTTCGCGGCCACCACCGATATCGCCACCGCGACAGGCTTCTCCGCCGACGCCGTGGTCATCAACCCGGCGGACTATCAGGCAATCCGCCTGTCCAAGGATGCGAACGGCCAGTATTTCGGCGGTGGTTTCTTCGCCGGACAGTACGGCAATGGCGGCATCCTGCAGAACCCGCCGCTGTGGGGACTGCGCACCGTGGTCACCGAGGCAATGACCAAGGGCACGGTGCTCGTCGGCGCGTTCAAGGCCGGCGGCACCATCTACCGTAAGGGCGGTCTGACCGTCGAATCCACCAACAGCCATGAGAACGACTTCACGAACGACAAGATCACGTTCCGAGTCAAGGAACGCCTCGCCCTGCAGGTCAAGTATCCGAAGGCCTTCGTCAAGGTCTCCCTCGGCAAGGCCGCTAAGTGAGGTGACTGGCTGTGAAGCAGTATCGACTTGTTGATGCGGCCAAGGCCGCCGTTGACGCCTCGGTGTTTATCGAGGATGTGCTTTTCGTGGATAACAAGGACAAGCCGGTGAATGTCACCGGTGGCTCCACTTCCACGCCGTATGTGCTTCCCGCTGCCGCCGAGAACACTCTTGGTGGCGTGAAGCTGGCGAATGTCACGATCTCCGGCACTGCGAACACCTCCGTCGCGGCTGCGGCTTCCGACGCTCCGACGAAGGCAGAGTACGACGCGCTCGTTGGCGCTTACAACGATTTGGCGAAGCGCGTCAATGCGCTTGTGGCTGGTCTTGTGGCTGCTGGCGTTGTGAAGACGAGCTGAGATTGGAGGTCGGCATGAGTGATGTGAATGTGATTCCCGACATGATTGCCGACCCTTCGGCTTTCGAGGATGACGCCGCCTTCCGGCTCAGGGCCGCGCAGGCGGCCATCCGCCGCGAATGCGGTTGGCATGTCATGCCGAACGCGGCATTGACGGGAGTGCTGAACACTCGCGGCGGCACGGTGATTCGACTGCCCGCACGTCATGTGACGAGCATCGAATCATTGACCGACCGCGACGGCAACAAGCTGGCCTACGCCTACGACCCTGAGACGGGTCTTGTGGAGTCGCTTTCCGGTGGCTTCCCGGTCGGCGTCGCGGCCATCCGCTACGAGATTCACGCTGGATACGATGACGCGCCGGACGTGCAGCAGGTGCTCATCAGCGCCGCGAAGCGAGCGGGCATGAGCCCGGTCGGACTCGTCACCTCGCAGTCCACCAACGGCTCCAGCGCGAGTTTCGACGTGGTGTCGCTCATGCAGGCGGAGAAGGACAAGCTCAAACCCTACCGGCTTGGAGGATTGCCATGAGCCTGCTTGACGACATGAATGCCGGTGGCGGATGGCGTATGCCGGGCGCCACCAAATGGCGGCGACTGCGTGCGAGGAAAGTCGATGACCCGTATTCCGGCGGACAGACCGGCGAGGACTGGTCTAATCCTGAAACTTTGGATTTCACCGGCGCTCTCGCCAGCTCCAGCAGCTCGCGCACGCCAGACGGTCTGCGCGAGCAGACCACGAGCACGGCTTACATCACGTCTCCTGATCCGTCCTTGGACATCATGCCGGGTGACAGGATTCAGGCGTTGCCGGATGACGGGCGATGTTGGGAGGTGTCCGGCTATCCGAGTCGTGACGTGAATGCTTTTGTGTCATGGCAGCCGACGATTGAGATTCCACTATCCGAATACAGGGGGTGACGGCCTTGGGTGTGATGGTCAAATTCAACGACAAATATTTTGACGAGTTGATGAATTCGGCTGGCGTCAAGGCCATGACCCGTCGTGCCGCCGAAAAGACGCTCGAATATGCGAAAGCGCACGCTCCGGTGGACACTGGTGCGTATCGCGATGGCCTCCAAATCGAGGAGGTCAAGCACGCGCATCGAACCACATGCATGGTGGTCGGCACCGATCCGAAGACACTGCTCGTGGAGTCGAAGACGGGCAATCTCCGCAAAGCGTTGAAGGCAGGCAAGTCATGACGGCAGTCCTGCCACCGGATCTTGAGCTTTGGCTGTGCGCGTTTCTGCGCGCACGGTTGGAATCGTCTTTCCCTACGATCATCGTTTCGAATCGTGAGCCGGACGATTACGACGGCTCACGGCCGCTCGTCGTGGTGCGTGATGATGGCGGCTCGCAATCGAATCGCGTGCTCTTCGACCGGAGCATCGGCGTTACCGTGCGTTACGGGGCTCGTGCCGCTCCGAAACCATGCCGTGACTTGGCATCCAGAATCTACGGTTTGCTCACCGACCCTGATATTTGCCAGCTTGACGTTTCTCCGATCGCGGCAATCGAGGAGGACGGGTGCAATGGCCCGTATTTCGTGGCCGAGGACGCGAATATCGCCAGATGCTATCTGACTCTCGAATTCTCCGCCATCGGGGAATTCCAATAATTCAATAATTCTTAATTTTAGGCGTTGAAACGTTTGTTTCAGCGCCTTTTTTGTTTGAAAGGACAAAATATGGCAGCTGATGCAGCAGGCAATGACCTGAGCGCCGCGAAGATCGTGGTGACAAGCGCCTTCCGCTTCGCCCCTTATGATGCGACGCAGAAGCTGACCGCCGATCTCATCGCGCCGACCGTGGCCGACGTGAAGACCGGTTTGGACAAGATCTTCAGCAAGGGCGGCTTCGTCGGCCTTATCACCGAGGATGGTGCCCCGCAGGATAGTCGTGACGCCGATGATGCGATCAAATTCCACCAGCCCGGCTACAGCATTAATGGCAAGGCTTCGCTGACCGAACAGTTCACCGTGGCCGAGGATAACAGCATCACGCGCCAGATGACCATCGGAACGCCGGACGCCAATGGCGTCTATCACGTGACCGATGTGATCCAGGATGGCAAGTGGTTCTGCTACAAGGAGACCGTTTATAAGAACGGCACGCACCGCCGCCGTCTGGGTGTCGTGAATCTGACCGGCAACGAGCAGGGGCAGGAGACTTCTGGCAAGAACACCGGTGACGCTTGGACCATCGAATGGATTCAGGATGACGCCTGCGATTCCGGCAATTCGAAGTACTTGGAGTCCTTCGTGACTCCGACTGTTTCGTCCGGTCCTCATGGCGTCGGTCATCAGGCTGATGATTCCGAGTCTCAGCCGGTCACCGACTGACATTGATTCTTCCCAGCATGTGTTTCTTTCTTCCTTTCTTCGCATGTGCTGGGATTCTTCCTCTTCATCCAGTGGAGCAAAGGAATTTTTACAGTCGTTTGAAAGAAGGAAGAAATGACCAAGAATGTGATGCCCTCCGCCGCCGATTTCGACGCTTGGACTGCAGAGGATGAGGAGAAGGCGCTTGAGGCTGTCGCCGCGCAGATGGATGTGAAGCATCTCATCAAGGACGGCTCCGTATGGTTTTTGGCACCGCATGGCCACATTTACAAGCTGCCTTTGGCGCTGTCGATTGATGATTTCGTGAAGCTGTCCGACATTAAGTCGGATGTCGAGCAGATTCAGACGTTGAAGGACTTGCTGGCTGCTTTCGCTGGTGAGGAGGCGGCCAAGGAGCTGGCGAAGGAGCCGGTCATGGTGCCGATGAACATCCTCAACGCTTATGGCGAAATCATTGCCAAGGTACAGGGCGCTGATTTGGGAAAATCGTCGGCTTCTGCCAGCTCCTCCAAGGAGAAGACGGCGACCGAATAAGGGCTGATTTCGCGGCGCGTGGATGGAGTCTGCAGGCCGACTTGGGCGGCAGACTCCGTTACCGCGACGCGATCGCCTTGTGGGAGAGCCTTTCGGCGGATCCATCGACGTATTGCGGCATGTCTGCCGTGCATATGGTGCTGCCGATGGATGCGACGGCGATCATTACCGCGATTCAGGCCGGTGGCACGTCGATTCTTGGCGACCTCGCGCCAGGAAAGGCTGGGAAGAAGCATGTCGAGGTGACCGATGAGGAGCGTCGTGCGGCTTTGACGTCGATGAGCAGCATCTTCGGCTTCAAAAAAAGTGAATAGAGGAGGCTGTCATGGCTGGCGGTAGCGAGCTTGGGTCCGCGCATGTGAGCATTTTCCCGCAGATGAAGGGCTTCCGCCAGAATGTGGCCAAGGAGACCGGTAAGGCCGTCGGCGACATGAAGACGGCCTTTGGCAAGGGCTTCAATGGAGCGCAGCAGGGCAAGAAGGTCGGCAGCGCTTTCAAGTCCGGTTTCAATAGTGGCGCCGCCGAATTGAATTCCGAAGCTTTGAAGTCCTTCAAAAAGGACGTGGCTCAAGCCTCGCAGAAGAATACTGACGCTTTGCTGAAATTCAAGGCGGCTGGCGTGCAGGTGCAGGCCGCACAGGAGAAACTGAACGCCGCCACACAGAAATATGGGGCTGATTCGACTCAGGCTCAGGCTGCGGCCATCAAACTGGAGCAGGCGCAAATCAAGCAAAAAGCGGCCGCCGACAATCTCAAGGCGGCGTCCGACAACCTCAAGACGGCGCAAGGACGGCTCAAGGAGCTTGAGACGCAGTTGGCCGCCGAGGCGGACAAGTCGAAGAACGCGTTCAGCCGTATGGCTTCCGGCTTCACGTCAACCGCCCAGCAGATTGTCGGCAAGATTCCGAGCGTGAACGCGGCGGTGCAGAAGATCAGTTCGACGGCCGGCGAGGTCACGTCCAACATCAAAAGCAAGTTTTCAGCTGCTTGGAATGCTTTGCCGGAGGGTGCGCGTAATGCGGCCGCGAAGGCCGGTAATGCGTTGCATTCGGGTTTGAGCAAGGCTTCCGGGTTCGCTTCGAAGGCGGTGTCCGGCATCGGCAAGGCGGCTAAGGGCATGGCCACCGTCGTGTCCGGCGCCGCTGCCGCCGCTGGCGGATATCTGGTGAATTTCGGCAAGCAGGCCGTGGATGCGGCCCTCAAGGCCGGTGAGGTGACCGCGAAATTCCAGCAGGTCGCCAAAAACAACAATTGGACGGACGAAGAGCAGAAGTCACTGCTCAGCCTGAACAAGACGCTTGGCCAGACCGGCGTCATATCCGGCGGTACGTTGAAGGCCGCTCAGGCACAGCTCGGCACTTTCGCGCTGACGGCCGATCAGGTCAAGACGTTGACGCCCGCTTTGGCGGACATGATCGCCAACAACAAGGGTTATAACGCGACGGCGCAGGATGGCGTGCAGATAGCGAATCTGCTCGGCAAGGTCATGACCGGCAGCGCCACGGCACTGTCGAAATATGGCGTGACCATGACGGACGCGCAGAAGAAAGTCCTGCAGGAGGGCAGTGCGTCCGAGAAGGCCGCCATGGCCGCGCAGGTCCTGGAAGCCAACTTCGGTGGTATCAACAAGGCCTTGGCGCAGACCCCGCAGGGCAAGATGACCATTCTCCAGCATGAAATCGCTGGATTGAAGACTTCGATCGGCAATGATCTCATCGCTGCTTTCGGTGGTGTCGGTGGCGCGGTCATCAAGATGGTGCAGGCCGTCGAACCGCTCATCACCGCGCTGTTTGACAAGATTGCCCAGCTGGCGCAGAAGATCGGCCCGCCGCTTGAAAAAGTGTTCGGCGCTGTCGCTGACAAGATCAGCAAAATCAATTTCAGCGGCTTCACGGGCCAATTGTCTGGATTGTCCGGCCCTATCGCAGCCGTGACTGGTCTGCTTGGCGCGGCTGGTCTTGGTGGCGCTTTGAGCGGCTTGAGTGGCGTGCCGGTGATTGGCGGATTGCTGTCTAAGTTTGGCGGCGTCCTGTCCGGTCTTGGCGGTCCTGTCACTTTGGTGATTGGCGCTCTGGCCGGCCTTATCGCCACGAGCCCGCAATTGCGCAGCGAATTCGGCACGATGCTGCAGAACGTTTTCGTCAGCTTGCAGCAGGCATTCCAAATGCTTCAGCCGTCGATTCAGACGCTCATGACGGCTTTGAGTCAATTGGCGGCAGCTGTCATGCCGGTAATCACCAATCTCGTCGGCCAGATAATCCCGCTGCTGACGCCGATAATCTCCACGCTTGTGGGTGCTTTGGTGCCGGCCATTCAAGGCATTCTGACCGTGGTGACCACCGTCATTCAGGCGATAACTCCGGCCATCCAAGGAGTCCAGCCGGTTGTCACGGCGGTGGTCGCGGCCATCACGGCTGTGATTCAGGCGCTCATGCCGGTCATCTCGCAGATCAGCAGTCTCATCACTGACGTGGTGGCTGCCATCACGCCGGTGATTCAGGGCCTTGAGCCTTTGGTTGCGACGGTGGTGCAGGCGATTACCAGCGTGATTCAGGCTCTGGTGCCGGTGATTCAAGCTCTCGCACCATTGGTGTCCACCATCATTTCCGCGATCGTCGGCTTTATCAGCTCGACATTGCTGCCGACCGTGCAGGCCATGCTGCCGTTCATCCAGGGCGTCATCAACGGAATCGCTTCGGTTGTCAGTGGCATTGTCAATGTGATCCAGGGCGTCATCAACATGGTGACTGGCATTATCAACGGCAATTGGTCGCAGGCGTGGAATGGTTTCAGCCAGATCGTGCATGGTGTCGTGCAGGGTGTGCTTGGCTTCCTTGGTGGCATCGGCAGTGCCATCATGGGCGTGTTTGCCGGTGCTGGCGCGTGGCTGTGGAATGCTGGCGCGAGCATTATCAATGGTCTGCTTAATGGTTTGAAGGCGGCTTTCGGCAGGGTGAAGAGCTTTGTGAGTGGCATCGGCGATTGGATCGTCAGACATAAGGGCCCGCTCAGTTACGACAAGGTGATGCTTAAGCCTGCTGGCCGTGCCATCATGCAGGGCTTTGACAAGTCATTGCGGCAGGGCTGGAAGGACGTGCAGCGCACCGTGAATGGCATGAACGCGCAGATCAACGGTGGCTTTGACGTGGATGCGTCGAAGACCGGCAGGGCGAATGTCAGCAATGGCGGTGGCGGTGCCACGTATGTCACGCAGACGTTCAATTATCCGGCGATCGCGCCCACGTCGATTTCGACGCAGCAGAAATTGCAGACGGCGGCAATGCCGCAATGGTGACAAGTGGAAAGGGTGGTAGTCGATGATTCTCACGGATTATCTCATCGAAGGTCAGAATCTGACTGGTGAGCATTCGAGTCTGATTGTCGGCACCACCCATTTCACGAGCATCAGCCCGCGCATTAATTCCGTCACGGTGAATGGTCGGAGTGGTGTGATGCTTCCTGCTGGCCCACTGGCTTTCGGCGCGCCGGAAATCACGCTGAAATTCATCACGAATGGGCCTGATGCGGATGCTCTGATGCACCGCTTCTACCGCTTGTGCCGTTTGGCTTCCAAGCTGACGCGCGTGGAGCGTGACACGGTGTCCGGTTGGACTCGGCGCATGACCGCCAGCGCGGTGTGCACGTCATGTCAGCCGGACGGTGACGAGATTCCGTGGGATGACCACCGCGCGGCCACCGCCGTCTTCCAATTGCCTGACGTTTATTGGCAGGGGGAGCAGTGGCAGGAGCGCACCTTGGACGCGACTGGCGGGCGTCTCATGGCCGGTAGTGTCGATAAGCCCAGCAACAAGGGTTATTGGACACGGTGGGCTGGATTGCCGAACGCTTCCGCCTCGCAGCTTTTCGACACAGTGCCGGAGTGCTGGCTATCCAATGCGCCAATCGGCACGCTGGTATTGCGTTTCGGTGCGGTCACTGGTGTGACCATTTCAGATCCGGTGAGTGGCACGAATCTCATGTGGGGCGGCAAACGCGACGCCTCACGACCTTACCTTTTCGTCGATGCAGCCAATCGCAAGGCGTGGACGGCGGCCAATGCCGACGCATGGTCAGGCGGCACGGATGCGACGAATGGCATCGACTGGACCACGGAGCCACTGCAAGTGTGGCCTGACATTTCGTCCGGCGATTATCGCCTCGCAATCAAACAGACCGGCGGCACCGACAAGGTGACATGCCGGTTTTTGCAATCCTGGGAGTGATTAATGAGCAAGTCCCTTCATGCGCGACTCGTGGCTTACCGCCCATTCGGTGAGCGCATCGGCGTATTGGCGGAGCCGGTGAGCTTCAGCGCTTCGATGCTCCACGATGATGATGGCGCCATCAGCATCGAATATTCGATGTTGTCAGGTGACGCGGCGGCGTTCGACCGGCAGTTGACGGACGGACTGGAAGTGGCCGTGGAGGTGTCGGACGGCACCGGCTATCGTGAGCCGGACAACGCACGTTTCGTCATCACGGGTCGCTCCGGCAAGACCGATGACCGGACTCGCACCGTCACCTACAGTGGCCAGTCGATCAGCTGGCTGCTGAGCAAGGCCGAGAACAACGATTCCAGCCATCTGCTCGCGGACGGCGATAACAAGGGCAAGAGGCCCTTCTATTCGTCGAATCCGGGCGTGATCCTCAAGACCCTATTGGACGAAAACAAGGCTCGTGGTGGCGTGGCCACCGGCCTGACGCTTGGCTTCGATACGGCGAAGGACGCGGGCGGCGCGGCATGGGCGAAGAAATACACGCTTTACTACAGCCTCGGAACCGACCTGCAGACCATATTGAGCTCGCTGGTCAATGGTGGCGGCTGCGACTGGCGCACGGGCGGCCGTACGCTCAAGATGTGGAATGCGGATAGCGCCGCCTTGAGCCGTGACCTGAGCAAGCAGGTCATGCTCCAGCTTGCCCGCGACATCAGCGAGGCACCCTACGAGGAAAGCATCGCCGATCTCGCGTCCACCATCCTTGTCGAGGGTGACAATAATCTGCTCTTCCGCATGGATAATCCGGCCGCCCCCACGCCTTGGGGCAAGTGGGAGTCCTACAGTTCGCAGGGTGGCGTGTCCGACAAGGACACGGCTCAAGCCTTTATGCAGAGCACTTTGGATGATGCTGCGAGAGTGCGTGGCCAGTACACGCGCGATCTGGTCATCAGCGATGTGGCCAGTCTGCCGCTCATCGACTATCACGCCGGCGACTGGATCACCGCACCCACCGTCAGCCACGGCGAGAAGGTGCGCGTGCAGGAAATCGACCTGAGCATGCGCCAGGGCGAGGGACTATCCGCCAGCATCGCATTGAACGACATCAAATACGATGCATCCGTCAGACAGGCGAAGAAAATCAAGGGCATCACCGGCGGCGCCGCGTTGGCCGGTAGCGAGGGCGGCACGACCGCCTCGTCCGACCGTGACCATCGCGTGCCGAAGGCACCACTCGGCCTTGTGGTGCAGACTGATGCCTATATCGGCAGCGACGGTTTCGCGCATGGTCTGGCCACGGCTTCGTGGTCTGCAGTGACCGAAGCGACGAATAACACCGCCATCGAAATCAGCAATTACGCCGTCGAGTGGCGCAAGCACGTGGATGGCGCGCCCTGGCATTCCGCCGGCACCACCGATAAGACTCAGCTTGGCTTCGGAGGCTTGGATTGTGGCACGCAAATCGAGGTCAGGGTCAGGGCTGTGCCGACGTATTCTGACAAGCTCGGCGAATGGTCGTCCATTGTGGTGGCAACTGTGGAGTCGGATACGACGCCATGCTCCGTCCCGTCCAAGCCGGTATTGTCCTCTGATCTGGGCGTGGTGACTATCCACTGGGATGGCAAGACCTCCACTGGCGCTCAGATGGAGCCTGACTTCGACCATATCGAGGTGGGCGAGGGCGTCAATGCGGCCGGCATGACAGTCATCAGCGCTACCCAGTCGGGTCAGGGCGATTACGTCATCACCGGCCTGACGGCTAGCTCACAGCACTCCTATGCCCTCCGTTCGGTCGATCATGCGGGCAATCGCTCCGACTGGTCGGCAGTCGCCTCGGTGACGGTCGCTTCGGCTGTCTCGCCGGAAGAGGTCAAGCAAATTCGGAAGGATTTGGCTGACAACAAGACGGCTTTGAAGGATAATACTGCCAAGCTCGATCAGGCGCGGAAGGATATCCAAGCCAACAAGACCGGCCTTGACACGGCGTCAAAGTCGCTCACGCAGGCCAAGGCCGATCTGTCGCAGGCCCGGAAGGACATCGCGCAGACCAAAAGCGATCTGACCACGGCGAACGGCGAGATTGCGAAGGCGAAGGAGTCGGCGGCGCAGGCGTATGCCGAAGCCCATAGCAAGAACCACACGTTCCGTGGGCCTGACATGCCGGACGCCTCCAAAGGGCTGGTCGTCGGCGACCTGTGGCTCAAGACGCAGAAGTATTGGACGCGCTGGAAGGGCGAGAAGAATAATTCGCCGTCCATGCTCGCGGACTTTTACACGTACTGGCAGGGCGCGCCAAACGCTTCTCCAAGCGTCTTGGTGCCGCTCACAGACCGCGTTATCGACACCTTGGTGTGGGATGGCTCCGCGTGGAACCACATGGGCTATGCCGACGTGGAGAACAATGCGAAGCAGATCGAGCAGGCGAAGTCGGATATCGCGGACAATGCCGCGAAGACCACCGACGCCAAGAAGACTGCTGAGAATGCCGCTGCCGCAGCCAAGAACGCTCAAGGCACAGCTGACACGGCCAATGGTGCGGCGAAGACCGCGCAGGACACCGCCAATGCGGCCAACGCTGCCGCGAAAAGTGCGACCGCGACCGCAGGTCAGGCCAAGGATGCCGCCAATGCCGCCCAGACCGCCGCCGAGAGCGCCAAGAAGACCGCTGGCAATGCTGAGACGCTGGCTAACACCGCCAATGCTTCGGCCAATGCTGCCAAGTCTGACGCGGCTTCGGCCAAGGCGGACGCTTCGGATGCGAAGGCCACCGCTTCGAACGCTTCGAGCGTGGCCACGCAGGCGAAGGCCACCGCAGACAGTGCGGCCCAGTCCGCCACGGACGCGGCCAACGCTGCGCAGAAGGCGAATACGGCGGCTGCGGCGGCGGCTGGCGTGGCTAACGGCAAGGCCGACGTGCTCATCCAGAGCACGGCACCGGCCACGTCGATGCGCAAGGCTTCGACCTTGTGGATTGACACGACTGGAGGCGCGAACACGCCGAAGCGTTGGAATGGCAGTGCTTGGGTGGCTGTGACCGACAAGGCCGCTACTGACGCCGCGAATGCGGCTGTCAAGGCGAATGATGCGGCCAAGACCGCTCAATCCACCGCTGACAAGGCGCAGACGGCTGCGGCCAATGCGGCTTCTCAGGCTAATCAGGCTCAGGCGGCGGCGCAGAAGGCACAGACCACTGCGGACGGCAAGAATCTCATCTACCGTGGCCCCGACGAGCCGTCTCATGACGGTTTGAAGCCGGGTGACATGTGGTGGCGCACGCAGAAATATTGGACGCGCTGGAAGGGTGAGAAGAACAATTCCCCGTCGATGCTGGCCGACTTTTATACCTACTGGCAGGGAACGCCGAACAACAGTCCGAGCGTCTTGGTGCCGCTCTCCGACCGCGTAATCGAGGTGCTGACGTGGGACGGCACCCGCTTCACGCCATTTGACCTCGTGGCCAACAACATTCTGGCTGCCGGCACGGTGGCTGCGAAGCATCTCGCCGTGAATTCCGTGACCGCCGAGAAGGTCAAGGCCAATGCCATCACGGTGGACAAGCTCGCCGCAAACAGCGTGACCACTGAGAAGCTGGTTGCTGATGCGGTGACCGCTGGCAAATTGGCGGCTGATTCGGTACAGGCGCGGAATATCGTCGCATTGGCCATCACCGCCGACAAGCTCGCGGCCAATTCGGTGACCACGAGCAAGCTCAAGGTCACGGAGGATATGACCGTGGCTCTGCTCAACGCGCACAAGATTCAGGCGGTTGACATCGTGGCCGGCGCTGTCACGACCGACAAGCTCGCCGCGAACTCGGTGAACGCCGACAAATTGGCCGCGAATGCGGTCAACGCATCGAAGATAGTGGCTGGCGCGATCACGACCGACAAGCTGGCCGCGAATGCGGTCACGGCCGTCAAGATCGCGGCGGGCACCATCACGTCCGACAAGGTGGCCGCAGGCCAATTCCGGGGCTATGTGTTCACCGGCGCGATATTCCAGAGCTCCGATGCGGCGAACACCGGCATGAAGCTCAATTCGACCGCATTGCGGATGTGGGATTCGGCTCATAACCAGACCGTGTATCTTGACGGCGAGGGCAGGAGCAACCTGCTGACCGGCACGTTCCAGACCCGCACGAGCGGGCATAGGGTGCGCATTTCCCCGGATTACAAGTCCACTACCATCGGAGGGACGGAAACGTTCGTCGGTGACGGATTGGAATTCCCCGCCTATGACTCGTCTAACAGCGCATACCACAGTTTTCCGGCCGTCGCTTCGGTCGTCCAGTCGGACGAGGTCGGCACGATGAGCGCCATGAATCTTTGGAGCGGACACGTCGAAAAGCACGATCCGGCGGCTTTCATGCGTCTGAACTCCAAGCCACGCGAGCGTGGCGGCACCGGCAGCGGCGGTGTCACATCCGAAGTGTTCGCCGTGGCGAACACTGATTACGACGAGCCTGACGCGAGCAAAAAAACCAGCGCATCGCTCGTCTTGGCCGGAGATAACGCGAACGGTTCGAATGCCTGGCTCCGGGCGCAAGACGCTAACGGCACTGTCGGAGTCGGAGCGAACATCGCGACCGGATACTTGTATCTTGGCGGCTTTCTTGGCGGTGTCACGAACCGTTTCACGTTCCGAGGCGCGGTCGCCTGGAAGGCGTGGTGGCCGAATCCCGGCCAGAGCATATCGACCGGCGCTAGCACGCAGGTCAATTGCACGTTCAGTCCGACGAAATACGGACGCTATTACGTGGTCGCGAACGCGGATTCCGAATGGGCCGGAATCATCGCGCACCCGTGCAACACGGGCGGCCAGAGCGGCTTCACCCTGAAGCTTTACAACGCCGACCAGCCTTGCCCGGTCGACGTGTACGCCGAATACCTCGCCTATCTGGTCAAATGATTGGAGGAAATGTTGTCAGCGACTTTCGAAATGGATGATAACGGATTGTGCATCATCCGCTGCGATCCGCCGGTGAACGGGTCGGACAGTTTCGTTTTCCAGCCCGATGTGCTCGCATCGTGGAAGGCGCTGCTCGGATTGGCTTCGACCCGTGAGGCGGTAGCGGCGATCATGCAGGGCAGGGAGGATACGAGCCGGTATGATCCGAAGACCGGCAGGGGCGTGTGGACCGGAGCGTTCGAGGCGTTGGAGGCGGCTTTGACGGATTCCGCCACCGGGGTGAGCATGCTCGCCGACGATGGGACAGTGTTTGACGATCCGCTGACAGCCGCACGCAACAAGACCCGTGAGGGAATGCGATTGCCGGTCATGTCTAATGAGACTGACGCGCGAATGCGCGCCGCGTTGACTGCTGACGGTTCCGATGTGGAAGCGTCGAGCGGCATCGACGTGGCCTGCACACGGGATGTAGACGGATTGGATGCCTTCCTCTCGGACGAATCCAGTCAGGCGATGCTGGACGAATGCGAGGAGCGATTCTATGAATCCCTCATGCCAAGGCAAAACCAACAGAATTAAGGAGATTGATTATGGCTGATGAAAGCAATGAGAATGCGATCACGGGTGACGTGCATGGCATGGCACCGGATACCGGCAAGAAGGATGATGCCGACGTGTCGGCTTCGGGAGTCCTTGACCTTCGCCCGCCGCAGGAGAGCCTGAAGGCGGAATTGTGCCGCCTCGGACTCGAATATTCCAGCACTGATGCGGCGGGCGTGGAATCGTGGCGTGATTATCAGCGTGGCGTGCTCGCTACGTTCGACCAGACCGGCGCGAACGTGACAATCACGGACGTGAAGACGAATCTTAGCCGGACGCTCACTGTTGGCGAATTGAAGACGGTGACTCGCATCGACACGATGACCGCCGCCGACTAATCCCGCATTCCACATTTTTCAACCCCTGCAATCCAATCGGATTGTGGGGATTTCGCATTAAAAGGAGACTTATTTTGACTCAGATTCCAGCCGACGCGAATCAGGTCATCGACCAGCTCGCACAACAGATCGGCGCACTCAACAAGCAAATCGCAATCCTTAACAGCCAACTCACGGCGGCCATGAAACTGATCCCGCAGGATGTGCTCGACGCAACCAAGGGGGTGGATGATGACACTGAGGACTAACCTCTTTCCCGACCCGAACGTGGCTAACACCATTTTCAAATGCGTGCCAATGCGATGCACTGTAGATTTTCCGACCGTCAGCGGCTTCCGGTGGCTGCGCGCCACGACCAGTGGCAGTGGTGACATATACGCGCAATACCAGCTTACGGGAGTCGATCTTCCACGGGCCGGCGTGTATCACATTCACGCAATCTGCTATGCGCAAGGCTCCGGCGCACTTTTCCGCGTCTATGCGGGCGTCGGTGCCGGATTCACCCTCCTGTACGAGACCGGTATCGCAGACAATCAGACGAAGTTGATTAGCGCGGACATCACGATTCCAGCCAACACGACGCAATTGCTTATACGTGTCGTGCCACCGTCCACGGTCGGCAAATTCATGCTGATCAGAGACATCCTCCTCGAATCCAAGTCCACTTACGACACTGGCGTTGGGGGGGGGGCTTCCGGGCTTCTTCACCGGGGATACGATGCCGCTCGCCTAACCCCTTTGGGGGTGATGGCATGAGAATCATCACGAACTATGCGTCCAGCCCATTGACGGTTTGCACGACCAGCAGCCGCGTGGATTTCAGAGGCTGGAACGTCGCCAGTGGCGCGCCAACCAAGCATGTCGTCAGCGCATACTGCCAACTTGTGTCTGGCACAGGCACGATCAGATTCGGATGGGACTCCGCTCACACGCTTAACAAGTCGGGCAGGCTGACTGCCTATCCGACGAACAACTCGTTCCCAGTCGTGGTTGTCGTCACCACCGGCGACGCCGTATGGAAAATCAACAGGATGATCGTCACCTCGCAAGAGGAATACAGCCTGCTGATGGGTGAATGCGGGCTTGCTTATTTCGACGGCGACAGCATGCCGCTCGCGTGAATTCCAAATCCCGTCGATTTCGACGGGTTTAAAAACCATTGAATCAAGGGAGGAATCGATGTGATCCAATCTTTTCTAGCCGGTTTCGGCGGTGTGGGTGGCGCGTGCGCCCTCATCACACTGTTGCTCAGGATATGGCCGGGCGCTTTGGACGCGTTGGCGACCGGCCTGTACGCGCACGTACGGCCGGAACGCCTGCCATACGATTCGCCGCTCTCGCAGCATTTCGCCAAGACGCGGCTGCTGGGTGAGCGTACCGAGAAATTCGACGAACGTATGGACGAGCTCTGCCGGGACACGGTCAAGAACACTCTGATCGGCCTGATCTACGGCGACAAGGACACCGACCACAGCGAGGCCGTCCGATACGAGCTCGCCAAACTCGAAAAACTCGACGCGCAATGCTGGATCGTTGCCGCGGCCGAAAAATATTTGGAGGACCGGCAATGACGGCCAGCATGCTCGCTTTGACGTCCGCTGCCGCCGTGTTCGTCGCGCTGCTGCTCGTAGTGGCGTGGCTGCTGTGGCGTGGCCATGACGTGCCGGTATGGCTCACCTGTGTTACGACGCTGCTTCTGGCCGCGTTCACTCTCGTCTGCGTCGTCCTGCTCATGCTGCCGCTCCTGCGACTGCTGGAGATGGCCGTCATGATATGGACGCTCGCAGTAGCGTAAAACCATCAAAAAGGAGAAACACAATGAAATCATGGGAGAATCTGGAAGCGGACGAGAATCTCATCCTCTCCACGCACATGACCAAGGGCCGTCAGGGATGCAAGGTCGACAAGATCGTCGTGCATCATAATGGCGGCAACCTGACCGGCAAGGACTGCTATGACACGTGGCAGACCCGTGAGGCTTCCGCGCACTATCAGGCGGATGCGGACGGCAGGATCACGCAGCTCGTCTGGGATACGGACACCGCTTGGCATTCGGGTGACTGGAATGCGAATCTCACGTCCATCGGCGTGGAGCATGCCGACATCTCGGCCGACCCGTGGATGTTGAGCGAGGCGACCTTGGACAACGGAGCGCACCTCGTGGCCGCGCTCTGCAAGCATTACGGCCTCGGACGCCCGCAATGGGGCGTCAACGTGTTCCCGCACAGCCATTTCTCCTCGACCGCCTGCCCCGCATCCATCGCCGGAAGCCAGAACGCGGACTACATGGCTCGCGCCCAGGCATGGTATGACAGGATGACCGGCGCTACGGCGCCGACGCCCGCCGTCCATCCGACGCAGTCCGCCACGGAATCGTCCGCAAACGTTTTGCAGGGCACGTATCGTGTAGCCGTGGACGGGCTCAACGTGCGCGACCGTCCGAGCGTTTCCGGCAATGTGGTCGCCACCTATTCCCACGGCCAGACCGTCAATCTGGATCATTGGGGCACGGTCGCGGACGGCTACATCTGGGGCCGTTACGTGGCTTACAGCGGAGCGGTGCGCTACGTCGCGCTGGCTCCGGCGGATAAGAGCGCCTGGTATCTCGTCAAGGCATGAAAGGAAAGGTGGAATTAAATGGCTGAACATGCAGAAAAGAACACTTTGGAGACAACCATCGCCAATCTCACCGACGAGCGCGAGGATGGCACCGACAACGTGCAGCCCGATAGCGCGTACACTCCCGTATTTTCGAAGCAGGTGCGTACCGTCGTCTACGTGTTGGGCCTGATCGCTTCGTGCGTTGGCCTTGGCTTCATGACGTTCGGTGATGCGGCTGTCGGCGGCTACATTTCGACCGTGGCCGGCTTCATCGCCAGCGGTCTTGGCGTCGCCTACAATCCGCTGCGCAACGGCTGACAGTGATTAATTTTCTGGCATGAGACTCAAACTCGCGCCGGAAAATCAAACTCGGGTGTGGAAAAATTTGCGGCACTGTAGTGTCCGTGGAATTTTTTACACCCGTTTTCTAACATTTGCCCCTTCTCCATCATGGAGGAGGGGCTTTATTTTTAGGACTTTTCAAATGGGCATCAGACAACAGACGATTGACGATTACGGCGCGTTCGTGGAGAAATTCAAACCGAAGAAGACCACGGACGACTGCTACACCCCCCCCCGCAGTGTATGAGACGATAAAGGACTGGGCATGCCGTGAGTTTGGCATCGACCCCAGCAAGGTGGTGCGCCCGTTCTATCCGGGCGGCGACTACGAGAGTTTCGACTATTCTGGTGGCAAGGTGGTGGTGGACAATCCACCTTTCTCGATTCTGTCGAAGATATGCGCGTTCTACCGTGACCGTGGCATTCCGTTCTTCTTGTTCGCTCCGAACCTAACGATTTTCAGCAGCACGTCGCGCAACGGCGCGCATATGCTGGTCACTGATTGCGCGATCGAATACGCCAACGGCGCTATCGTCAACACCGGCTTCGTGACGAGTTTCGGCGATGACCTGATCCGCACCGCACCGGATCTGACGAAGCTGGTCAACGATGCGGTGAAACGAGTCAGGCGCAAAAGCAGGAAACATCTGCCGAAGTATGCGTATCCGCCGGAATTGTTGACCGTCACGCGACTTAATAAGGTCGGCAATGCCGGCTTGGATTTTCGCGTCAAGGCTTCGGATGTGGCGTTCACACGGGCACTCGATTCGCAGAAGGCCGCGAAGAAGACCATCTTCGGCGGCGGCTATCTGATGAGCGAAGCCAAGGCCGCGGAACTGAAGGCCGCGGAACTGAAGGCCGCGGAGGATGTGACCGTATGGCCTCTCAACGACAAAGAACAACAGATCATCGGAAAACTCGGTTAAACATCGCCCCTCTCTCAGCTGATGCTGGGGGAGGGGCTTTTCTGCGTTTCAGCGCGTGTTCGCAAGTCGATGGAAACCGGCTTCGATGCCCTGCGCTTCGCGGCCGGGGATCAGTCCTCGCCATTCCAAAGGCAATCGCCGTATTCGCGAACTTCGCCGATGGTGGGCGCTCCAATCGTGCCCATGGGCCGGCACGCCATGCGATTGATGTCGGACAACAGTGCGGTTCTGTCAGTCTTCTCCCAATCCTCGTACATGCCGGACGCCCATTCGCCTGGGCGGATGGCGATTCCGCCATCCTCTTTTATCGAGATGACCATTGGCACGCCATTGACGTCAATCTCGGTGGCGTAGGGATTGACGGTGGTCTTCTCCGCGTCATAGATCGACGCGAAGAACAGTTCCATCGCCGTTTCCGGTGCTCGATGCTGGAATGCGAACCATTCGTCGGCGTCGGCGAAGAGTCGTTCGATGGCTTCTTCCGGTGGGAGCGAGATCGTCTTGTTGGTGCAGCGCGTGGTGAATGTGATCGTTGCCATTTTGGTTTGTCCTTTCTTTTGCTGACACTCGTATATTACCGCAAGTGCGGTAATAATCAAGTACGACACGCCATGAAAATCAATCCAAACCGTCCCACAGCTCGTCAAGGGAGACGCCAAGTGCCTCGGACACCTTTTTCGCGGTGTCCAAACGCATCGTATGCGGATCTCGCGCACGCTTCGGCCGAGGCGTGCAGTCCCAGGCCTCCAAAGCCCAAAAATACGAAACCGAATTGATTCCGACCCTCGCGCGTAGATCCTGCTGCGACAATCCGGCGCGCTCGCGCATCGCACGCAAAGTCATTCGTGTTCCTCCATGTTGTTTTCCGTCCATGCGTTCGACAAAACAAAACGCCTCGACCGAAGCCGAGGCGTCTCGCGACATCAAAACATGCCTAATATGTATTTTCAATCCACACCAAATCCGAGAGGATCTGGCGACAGTGGAAATCCACGCATGTTGCACATAATTTCAATCCACGTTCCGGCATCTCATGCCGGGACGACACGCCTCACGATACTCTGGCTGGCACGTCGTGTCAATCCAGCTCGTTCGACATTCCGGCCTTCTTCTCGGCCACGAGCCGGTCGAACATGACGTGGGCCAGTGCGTCGAAGGCTTCGCCGCGTTTTTCGATCCACCATGCCGCGCTGGTATGTTCGGCGATGATGGAGAGCATGCGGGGCTGGAACCGATCGCGCAGGTCGTGGCTCGTGCGGTTGATGACTCCGTCGCGCAGGTCGTTCGCCCACTTGACCTGCTTCGGCGTACCGTCGAGGTCTGGCATGATCTCTGCGACGCGATGCTGTTCGCGCCAGTCGGCGTTCTTGGCGTTCTCCGCCGCAAGGCGTTCGTCGCGTTCCTTGCCGTGGCATTCCGGGCACTTTTGCGTGGCGAGCCATGCGAGGTGGCTTTCGCGCTTTTCGGTCTTGCCGAAGAGTTCGATGCGTTCTTCGTGTCCGCAGCTGTATTTCGCGTCGTAGTGTGCCATTTTCGTGTTCCTTGCTTGTTCTTTGCTGACACTCGTATATTACCGCAAGTGCGGTAATAATCAAGTCGGGCGTGTCGCACACTAGACTGGAATCGTCCTTTGCTGACACGATGGACAAGGCGGAGCCGGGCAATGCAAGGCTCCGCCTCTCTTATAATTGGCCATGTCAGCAAAAGGAGTCCACGCATGGCCTACACCATCCGCCAATACGCCACCAAAGCCGGAAAAAGATACGAAGTCAGATACCGCAAACCGGACGGCACGCCGACCGGCAAACGCGGCTTCAAACGCAAAATGGACGCCGACGCATGGGGAGACCAGCACGTCAACGCCGCCAAAAGGGACGGCAGCTTCGTCGACCAGTCAGCCGGACGCACCCTGGTGTCTGACATCTACGCCGAGTGGATGGATTCGCGTCGCCCGATCCTCAAGCCAAACACCATCCGCACCGACGAAGCCACCTGGAAGACGCACGTGGAGCCGGAATACGCGGCACGACAGATGGGCTCCATCACACACCGCGAACTGCAGGCCTTTATCAGCGGCAAGGCCGAGACATTGGCCCCGAGCACGGTGCTCAAGATCGTCGGCGTGCTCAAGGGCGTCTGCGATCTCGCCGTCAAAAACAGGCTCATCGCCAAGGCTCCGACCGACGAACTCGCGCTGCCCAGGCGTGAGGGCAGGAGACTGCACCGGTATCTCACCGTCAAGCAACTGCTGGACGTCGCGGACGAGGCCGGCAGGGCGCGTATCCAGCCGACCGACCGCAAGGCGCTCGTGCTGGTGCTTGGCCTGTGCGGACTGCGTTGGGGCGAGATGTGCGGATTGAGGGTGGAGGACGTGGACTATGGACGCCGCCGAATACACGTCAGGCGGAATGTTACGCGCATCGGCAGTGAGTGGTCGGAGACCTCGCCGAAGTCGCATGAGATGCGCGACGTGCCCATGCCATCCATAGTCGGCGATGCGCTGCTTCCCGTACTGGCCGGCAAAGGGCCGTCCGATTGGGTTTTCCGCGACCATCTCGGCCGTCCTCCACGCAACCAGTCTGCCGCGGGTGCGAAAACGAACCGCACGTGGTTTATCAGCGCGTGCAGGAGGGCGGGCGTGGAGCCTCTGCCGCCGCATGACCTGCGGCACACCGCCGCATCCATCGCGGTGCACGCCGGCGCGAACATCAAGGCTTTGCAGCGGATGCTTGGACACAAGTCGGCGGCCATGACGTTGGACGTCTATGCCGATCTTTTCGATTCCGACTTGGATGATGTGGCGCGCACCATCGACGCCGCGGTGCAGGTTGCTTCGCAGGATGTGGGCAAAATGTGGGCACAGGTGGATGCCGCACGTGTTCGGGATGTTTGAATCGTTGGAATCTCAAGGATTCCATGAAGTGGGCGATGAGGGACTCGAACCC